TTGCCAGAAAGTAGATTGTAAAACCTTACCTCCGTTTAATCCACCTGTTGCAGATAAGAAAGGAGTTCTTTGACCACCTACACGGAATAGCTCCCCAGAAAAGTTATTAATATTCTGAGAATAAATTGCGTTACCTGTCAGCGATATTGCTGCCATAAAACACCTCCGTATGTGTCGTATTAAATTCTTTTACTTATTTTTTTTGTTGGTCCATAATGTTTAGCTTGGCTCTCAAAGAATCTTTTACTGAAGCTCCTTTAAGTGCAGCAGCTAATTGCTCATTTATGTCCATAGGTACTTCTGAAGCAGAATTTGCATCAAGTGCAGCTACTCTAGACCTAGCATCATCTTGTACAACTGGTGCAGGTTGTGACTGTGGTGTAGTAACAACAGCTCCTGTTGGTTCAAAACCATACTCATCTTTAGCAAACTGTGCGATAGACTCTAAATCTACAGGTCCATCGTACACTTGTTTCAACGCTTTACCGAAACCTTTGTCAGTAGATAATCCTAATTTTCCAAAGACATTGCTAATTTCTTTATCTTTATAAGAAGCTAACTCTGCCTCTAGTTTCTTGATAGTATCATCTTTTCTATCAATTGTTTCTCTCATTTGTTTTACACCATGTTCTTGCGGTGCATCAAATTCTTCCATTTGTACCTCCACTATGTGTTAACCTATCTGACAAGACCATAGGCATCTTGCCGTGGTGCTACCTTTACCACTTGACTTATCTCTCTGGTAGCTAAAAGCTATAAGTCCATTACTCTACGGTTTTTAATACGAGCTTTCTACGTAGGCTGTGAAAGCTGAATGCAGGTCTATTTGTAGCGGACCACGCAACGCCTAATATTTATTATACACTAATCTGCTATAAGTCCAGTAATTTGTTTATCTTTTTTAGCAGCACCTAATTGTACACCTTGTGTAGATGCTAGTTCTGATTGTATTCTTTGTACACGTTTAGCAGCAGTAATATCACCAACTGCATAATCTTCTAATGTAGATAAGTCTAATTCTCTACCAATAGTTTTTGCTTGTTGCATCATAGCTCCAGCAGTTCTATATAATTCTCCAGCTTTATCTACACCTAATCCAAGTTTTCTTAATCTTTCAAAGTTTTGGAATGTACCTGTAAATCCTCTAGATGTAGCTTGTGCTTGTAATTGTAAAGTAGCTATGTCACCTTCTAATATTTTATCTTGTATTTTAGGATTAATTAATGCAGCAAATACAGTTCCACTATCTAATGGTATGTTATATCTTTCTTTAAATAATTTTTCTACTTCAGGTATTTGATTTTTAACACCAGCATAAACTAAATCTATTCTAGCTTGAAATTCTTCTGCAGATACTGGGTCACCAGTATTATAACCTACAGCCATATCAGTAAATTCATCTTCAAAATCTGTAAAATCTGTAACACCAACTTCAGCTAATGTTTGTTTATAAGATGCTTTAACACCCATAAAAGAAATTTCACTCATAATTAATGTTCCATCATCACGCATTAATTTACCAAAGTTATCTTTCCAAGCTTTAGTTTGTCTAGTTAATCCTACAGCTACATCTTTATCTCCAGTTTTAACCCAAGCTTTAGCATATTCTTGTAATACAGCTTCTGGTAAAAATGACATCATACCTTTAGCTACATCTAAACCTTGTGATAAAGTTCTACCATTATTAGATTCTGATGCTGTAGGTTGATAGCCACCATAATCTCCAGCATAAGTTTCATCTCGTACACCTTGTACTGATGCACCAGCAAATCCTTCTCTACCAGGTATTTTTCCTGATAATAAACGTTCTAATTCAGATTCACTTTCGCCAGGTCTAGCTGTATCATTAGCTGTTGTTCTAGCTCCACCTGGTCCTATAACTACTACTTGTGCCATTATCCTACAAAGCTCCTACTTGTAATAATACCTTCACCAAATGCTGAGAATGCAGCTTTAGCAAGGTCATTTTTAACTTTTGCATAACCACGATTTAAACCTTCTTCTCTCATCAACTCAAGTTCTTTACCATAATCATTAGTTTTAATTAACTTGTCTAGTAATGGGTCATCATCTTTAAGATTAACACCCATAGTTATTGCAGCATTTTCTTTTTTATTTGTCACAATACTAGCCCAATCAATTTCTCTATCATACATATCATAAAATTGATATCTTCTATCTTTAAGTTCATTAATAAAATTATCTTTAAATAAAGCATTGTTACGCATTTTACCTGCAAGTTCACCAATCTTTGAAGTGTATTGTCCTTGTAAATGTTTTGGTAAATAAGTATCTAATAAATTTTGAACTTCAGTTTCTTTATCTGTAGTAGTACTAATAGTTTGTCCACTTAAAGCATTAACTAATCCTGAATCTAATGTTACATCTGCGTATGGGTCAAACACTCCTTGCATCTGCATTATTGCTTCTTGTTGTGTAAAGTATCCACGTCTAGTCATATCAGCTAAATAATACACAGCATTTTCTGGTAATTTACTACCATAAGTTTTCATAGCTGTTTGATTAAATATATCTGTATATAAAGATAAATTCTTTTCAAACTGTACAGGGTCTGTAAATTCAGACCTTTCTGCTATAAGTTGTGATTGAGTTACTTGTAATCTTTCTAATATAGCTCCATACAAATCTGTTTCTTCAAAAGCTTCAACAGCTTTAGCCATATCACCGTTATTAGCAATGTAATATCCAGCTAAATTATTTATATATTCATCATCAGCTAATAATCTAGAAGTAATTTTTCTTCTATTATTTTCTGCAGCAGTTAAAAAATTATTTGCTATTTGGTATGCGTCACCTTCAATATCTAATATTCCTGCTGGTACGCTAACTAATTTATCTCCATTTAAAAATCCACTTTCAAAACTACCAATAGATATAGTAGGTATACCATAATCTTCTCTAGCATATTTTTCTTCATCATCTGTAGCTTTAGGTTCTTCTCTGCTATCGTAATAATTACTAATGTCTTTAAGTGTTAAATTTTTTGGTAAATCTAATGCATATGAATAACTACCAAGGTCAATAATAATTTTATATCCTTCACCTTCAACATAAATTATTTGTGTACCTTGCCAATCAGATTTTATACCACCTTGAAAACCAACATTTGTTTCTATTTCAGACATTATTTATCACCTCCAAATAAATTTTTAATTCCATTAATACCTTGACCAGCATATTTAAAAGCTGCTTCACCAATAACACCTTGGTCTTTTCCAAAAATAGGTTGTAAAATTCCTTTATCTACTATTAAATAAAAAGGGTCATATTCCATTTGTTTAGTAAACTTTTGTAATCCTTCTCCAAATGATTCTTGCACAGCTTCTTTAAAATTTTTTTCTGGTACTTCACCAGATAATATAGCATCCATAGCTTTAGTTGTATCTCCACCATATTCAGATGCAAATGTAGTAGCACCTTTAACAGCAGCTAAAGCAAGATTGCCTATTGACCAATAAGCTATACCTTGTAATAATAATCCACTTGCACCACCCATAACACCAGCTAATGCAGTTCCTGCAAATAATTTAGGTATTCCTTTACCTAAAGTGTAGGTTATAATTTCATCAACAGGTCCAAATATTTTTCCTACTACATCTAAAGATTTCCTTCCAAGACCTGGTGTACCTGTTTGTTTATCTATATTTTCTGCAATATTATTTTCATAAATAGGAATATCTCTATCCATTGTTTGTGCATCATATGCAGGTCCATTGTAACCTTCAAAAGGGTCAAACTCATCACCTGTAGGTCGCATGTTTACATCTTTTGGTGTATTTATAGATTCGTAATCTATTTTTTTATTATTAATTTTAAAATTACCATTATCAACAAAAGATAAACCATTACGATTTAATTTTAAAGTTAATCCTGTTTCATTATGTGTTATAAAAGATGCTCTATTTTCATTTTTAACAGTCCATGAATCTTTAGGAGCATAAGCACTGTTATCATCATAATATGCAACACTAATATTACCGTCAGGAAAAAGATTGTCATCAAAACCTTGTGTAGTTAATGCTTGTTTAATACTGTCTATTTCATTATTTCTTAAATTTTCTGCAACACCAATAACTGTTTTTTGAGATGCAGTTCCTAATTTTGCATTATTAATTACTTTAGATAATTGTTTTTTTAATTCATTAAAATCTCTCATAAAATTAATTCTTGTACTATTACGAGATTGACCAGTAGTAGGTATAGTAAGAATATTATCCATTAAATTTTTTTCAAAAACTGTTAATTGATTTCCTACTTTAATATCTAATAAATTTTTTTCATTAGACCACCATTTTTCCCAATCTAAATTTAAACTACCACGCTGATTATTTATAATCCAATCTGTTTCAGTACGTTTATAACCAGGTGCTTCTATTTCTTGTATTTTTTCAGCCATTACGCTCCAAACATATACAGTATCATATCTTGCTGCATCTTTCTAACATCTTTACCATTCTCTATAGCTTTAGTTACTTTGCCATATTCTTTTTCAAATTGTGCATCACGTATAGCTTCAGGTGAATCAATAGCAAACATAGATAAATCTACTTTACCAGTACCAGGTTGAAATGTTCCTGTTTCATCTCTACCTATTTGTTGTAATTGTTGGTAAGCATCAGTAGATAATGCAAAGTTATAGTTATTTAAAAACTCATTTTTAGCTCGTTGTTTAGCTGCAGTTAAACTATAAGAATCATAAAATTTATCTGACCAAGTACTAAGTTCTTCTTCTGTAGGAGGTCTATTTAACTTAGCTTCAAAATAATCGTTAACAAGTTCTTTCATTTCTAATGGACCAGGAATATCCATCTTAGCTATTATTTGTTTAGCTATTTCACCTTCTTGATATCTAGCGTTAGCATTAGTTACTTTAGCAAATTCTTTTAAACCATAATTAAATAACTGTCTTTCAAAACTAAATTCATTATTAAGTTCTTGTGTCTTTGTGAAAAATACAGATTGACCTGTTTCCATTTCTTTCATTAATTGTTTATATAAATCAGAACCTTCTGTTGCATCTAAGTTTCTATCAATCCAATCCATAACTAATTGAATAGATTGTCTTAATGGTTCACCATATTTACCTTCATAACCTACAAACCAATCTGGAGAAACTATTTTATTTTCTAATAAAAACTTTTGATATGAAGATATTTCTTGTGTACTAGCATAATTATCTATAATTCCAGCTATTGGTGCAGCAACAAAATAACCTGCATGTGGTTTTAAAACTACACTATTTCCTTGTACTGTAGGTCTTAATGGTGAATCTGCTGAAGCTGCTAATAAAAATTCTAAATCTTCTGCTGGTATAGTAATACCATTTTCTTGTGCATTAGAAATATAATTTTGAACTGCAATTTCGTTACCAATTAAACCTAACTTTGCGTATTTTTCATATGTAGAAAAATCTAATTGAGGTCCTATAGTTTGTTCAGAAGGTGTTATAGCTGTTTCACCTTCACGCCTTCTTCTAGATTTATCAATCCAACTTTCATCAGAAGTAGAAGTTACTACAGGAGAACCCATATTAGGACCAGAAGGTGCAGCAATTTTATTATTTTCTTGTACTTGTTGCTCTACTGGTTTTTCATTAAAAGCTGCAGAAAAATCATTTCTAAAACTTTCTAAAGGAACTGAATCATTTTTAATACTTTCTAAAGCTTCAGCTTTTAATTTACGTTCAGAATCTGTACTAGGTTCAAATGAATTAATAAAATTAATAAATGATTCTTTAGTAACTTCAGCAATACCAGTAGAAAAAGCATAAGTGCTATCTAATTTTACAAGTTCTGAATTTGGTTCTGCTTCTTTAAGTTTTCTAAACCATTCACCTAATCTTGTACCTAAACTTTTTTTTGCCATTAATTATCCTTCTGGTAAATAATCCAAGTATTCTTGGTCATCTCTATATAACTTTAACATAACACCTGTCCATACAGCCCAAAAATCTGGATAATTTTCAATAATACCATTAGCTTCATTATACATCCACAACCTAAGTGCTTTAGCTCTAACATCATCTGATGTTAACCACCAGTCTTTATTTCTTGTAGGTGAGTATTGTATAGACAATTGTTCAGCTTCTTCCCATTTAACTAATGCTTCAGCAAATCCTTGTGCAGCAGCAAATTCCATAATTTTAGGATTAGTTGTCCAGTATTCTCTCATTTCATTAAATATATCCATTGTTGCTGGTGGAGATAATAAACCATATTCATCAGCTTGAAATCCAGGTAAAGCTTCTTTTAATTGTTCTCTATATAATCTTTTAATAACAGTTTTCTTAACTGATGGTATTGTTGTTTTGTCTAAGTTCTTAGTAAATGTTTTATATCTAAAGAAACCAATTGTATCATTAACAGCTCTACGATATTGGTCAGGACTTAATAAATTCTTTTCACGAATAATATCATTATAATTTTTTTCTTCATAAGGATTGTCAATGTTTAAATAATAACCACTAACTTTTAGTGTACTAAAAATATCTGCGTTTTCTTTTTGAAATTGTTGTACTCTAACACTGTAAGGTTGTTTACCAGTTTCTGATTGTGTTCTAGGACTTAACAAATAAGGATGTTCTACTCCATATAATTCTAAAAATTCATTATATGTAGCTACATCATTACCTTCATTTTTTTCTTTAATACGTACATATTCTTCATACAATACAGCTTGACCCCATAAGTTTCCTTGTTTGTCATCAATAAAATATTCTGGTTGAAATCCTGTAGGACCAAAGAATTGATAAATAAATTGAAAACCAAACAAAGTTCCTGATTTAACTTTTGCATATTCTAAATATGCATTTTCTATTTCACCTTTATTTAATTCATTAACAGATAAACCTGGATACAATTTGTTAATATATTTATCTAACTTACCAGCTTTATATAATCTTTCAGGTTCACCAGCAGATACACCCCATCTATACAAATCAATAGTAGCTTTAGCTCTCATACGTTCTGCTTCTGTACTTGCATCAGATATAACATCAAACTCATCAGCACCAAGTAACCAAGCATTTAATTTTTTATATACAGGTGATATAGAAAATACATCAGTTAATTTTTCTGGTGGAGGAAACTCTCCAAATAAAGTTTTTTCTAAACTGTTAGCCCAACCATACTCTGCACCTAATTTAGTAGATGCAGTTTCAATTGGAGGTAAAACTTTATTTAAAGCAAAACCTACAAATGGGTTAGGTCCAGGTACAAATCCTTGTCCTAACAAGTTAACACCTTGTACATATCCTCTAGGTGATATTTGTACTTGTTGTTCTCCTCCTGATAATTCATCATCAAAAATTAAACTTGACATAAAACCACCAAATGGCATGACAAACATATCTTCTTGTGGGTCTTGTGGATTAGCTACAAAAAATCCATCATTAGAACTACTACCTAAAGCATCTGCAGCACTGCCACCTCTAAAACCTACATGCCCTTTACGTAATACATATGGATTTTGTGCAAGTAACTTACCCCATGTTTGAAATACTTCAAACCACACTTCAGCAAATGGAAAAACATTTACTAACTTGTCAGATATAGTATGTCTTTGTTTTGTATCATACAATAATTCTTTTACACCAGCTAATGCATAAGCTTTAGATTCTATATTCATAGCTTCGTAATCATCAATTTTTCCTGGTTTATACAATTTACTAGCACCTGTAAGTTCATCAATAATTTTTTTAGGAACTGCAGCATCTTTAGCTTCTTTAATAAATTGTTTTCTTAATCTTGGTGTAAAATCAGCAAATCTTTCACCAACATACATCCATCTAAATTGTTTAAATGTCGTAGACCTATTAAGAATACCAATAGGTTTTGTCATTAAATGGTCAAATACTGTTTGATAAAATATATCCATACCATCTTGAAACATTCCAAGAAAGTTTTTGTCAGTAGATTCATCAGCAAGATTTCTAGTAATTGTCATCATACCTGGGTCTAGTCCATCTTGTTTGTTGTAATATAACTTTAATTCATCTAGTACTTTTGATTTTTTAAATTTCTTTAACAAATTTTCTTCAGAACTAAAAAACTCAATTACATTTTTTTCATCAACACCATCAGTACCAAATTTAGCTAATGTACCTTCACCAATCATTTTTCTAATATTTTGATTACCAGTATTAGTATTTAGTCTTAATTTATATTGATAAGTACCATCAGCTTGTTTAAATATATCTTTACCTTCAGATATTTGACCACCAGCACTAATACGTATTCTTGATTCTAAAAATTGTAAATGTTGGTCTAAAGTAACAGAACCATCTCTTAAAATTTCTGACCATTTATTGCCACCGTATTTAATTAATTGTATTCTAGCTTCTCTACCTGCAGGAGATAATAACCATTCATTTAATTCTTTAGAGCCATAACCAAACTTAGCTACTTGTCTAGCAATAGGGTCATTTCTTAAATGTCTTAACTCTGCATACATTGATTCTGCTATTTGGTCTATTGTTAATTCAGATTTATCTTTTGCAAGATATTCTAAATATTTATTTTGTTTACGTCCTCTAGCATCAGCTATGTCATTAGGTCTAAATGTTTTTTGCATAGCTTCTATAACTTCTTCTTGCATTAAAAACTCTACAGCATCATTGTTTTGTTTAGCTTTTGTATATTTACCTAATGAAACTTTTTCTAACATAGCTCCAACTTTACTGTTTGGATTATGTGCAAAAACCCATTGCAAATATTCATGTGGTTTGTTATAAAATCCTGATAAACCTTTAACAGCTATACGTGCTTGTTCTTCTAAAAACACACGTGTAAAAAATGCAAATCTCATAAGTACTAATGGTTTAAATACATTTCTTGTATAAAAATTAGCTAAGTTAGTAAAGAAATTATTTTCTAATCTTTTAACAGATATAGCACCAGCTTCAAAAGGATTAGGTAAATCATCTGGGTTTTTAGCCCAAGGTGCATGATATTTTAACCATTGTTTAGTATCGTATGTGAAACTAGACCTAACATATACACCCTCCCCTATTTCTTTATACGGTTTAAACATTCTTCCCATAGCTTTATCTAATAATCTATAATCCAGTAGGGGAGCAATGTTATCTTGCATTTCATCAAATAAAGATGCAGTCATTGTTTGTACTACTTTTTTATTATTAAATATTGCTTCACCATCATCATTAATTTCATATCCATGAAAACCAGAACCTATGTTTGGAAGTATCTTTTTATTTTTACCTGTAGAATATATTTTCATTTTACTTTGACCTTCAAACATTTCTTTAGCAGCTTTAGCTACATATTCCCAGTTACCACCACGTGCTGCAATTAATTGGACATCTCTTTGTGCTTGTGTATTAGCAAAACTTCTTAAAGCTTGTTTATCCATTGCATCAATAGAAGAAAATTCTTTTAATATTTTTGATGCTTCTGTAGGGTCATATCCATTAATTTGTAAATGAGATGCAAGTTGTCTATAACCTACTTCAATATTACTTAAAGGTATTCCCATTTCAGGAACTACACCTAACATCTTTCTAAAGTAAGGATTGTATGTAGAGTTAAAGTTAGAACTAAAACCTAAATATCTTTCAAATTCAGGTAACTCTAATCCTTTTTCTACATCTACTTGTCTATATCTAGCTACGCTATCCATTTTATCTACTACTTCATCAACAGAATCTTCTACTCTTAATAATCTTGTAGGTTGTTTTCTATAAAGAACTTCACGTACACTTCTAGTTTTTTCACCAGCCCAGCTACCAAATGTTCTATAAGCAGCATTAGGATTAATACCAGATTGGCGTAATGCTTTGTTAACTACTAATGAACCTGTCTTAGGTAACATTTTTCCAGGTAATGTATAAGGAATTAATTGTCCAGCTTCATCTTTAATTGAATATCCTGACTTACTAATTAAATCACCAAACATACTTTGTATTTTTGTCCAGTCAGTTTCTGTTGCTATTTCATCTCTAATTTGATATGGAAGATGTTTAGTAATTGGATTAGTTGCTAAATAAAATAAATCATCTTCTGTTGTAGCAGCTAACGATTTAAAAAAAGCTACATTAGTAGGCTGGTTTAATATTTCGTCAGATGTTAATTGAAAAAATCTTGGTACTCTACCAAATAATGTACTTTCTTTTTTAATCTTTTTTAAACTCTTTTTAACAGCACGTCTATCTTTAACATATTCTTTATTTTTAATAAAACGTCCAGCATCATCTTGATATTTAGCTAAGTTACCTGTACCTGTTAATCCATCAATTTCATCAGCTACAGTTTCTAAAATATCATCAGCCATAGCTCTAGGATTTATTTTTATAGATTTACCTGTTTTTTTAATACGTCCCATTTGTACTAAGTCAAATGCTTGATTAGTTCCACGTAATCCACGTATTAAATTTTTAGCACCTTTAACACCTTTACCAGCAAATACTTCAGGTAAAATTTGATAACCAGCATCAGTTAATCCTGACAATACTTCAAATGCTTTTGTACCTGGTTCATAAAATTCAGAAGCTGTTACTTTACCTGGTGAGTATTCCATAAGAATATTTTTATTAGCCCAATCTGGTCTGTAATAATCTTGTTCTGTTTGTCCAGCCCAAAAATATCTTTGTCTTGCTCTACCTGCATAAAAGTTTATTTTGTTTGGGTTATATGCAGATGTGTAATGTATTTCACCATTTTCATCAAATTGTTTAATTGGTTCACCAATATGCTTGTAAATAAAATCACTAGCTTGTGTTGGTGTCATACCATAATTTTGTGTTAAATCTATGTAGTATGGTGTATTTTCAGCTTTAATACTTTCTAAAGTTATTTTTGTAGCTCTATCAAAGTTAAGTGGTTTACCTTGTATAACATTACGAAACATATTAGCTAATATTGGTTCTCCACCCATATCATGTGCTTCTTGTAACATATCAATAAATTTTCCTATATTACCTGCACCACCTAAATCTTTACCTAATCCTTCTACAGATGTATTACTTAAATCAATTTGCAACATACTTTGTGCTTTAGAAGGTGAATAACCATCTCTAAGTAATTTATCGTATGCACGTATATCTCTAAGATATGCTTGTGACCTACCAACTTTCATTGGTTGTCCAGGTGCTAATGCATTAACTGCACTAGATATAACAGACCATTTACCTGATGGACCTATTGTTTGAAATACAGCATCTAAAGCAGCAAATGCCCATACACCGTATTGAACATCTCCTGGTTTAGCTCCACCTGGAAATAAACCTGCTGTTAACAAATCACCAATACTCATTTTCATATTATCTTCTGTATGTTCGTATTGATATTGTTGTTGTAACTCTTGCCAAATTTTAGCTTCGTTATAAATACGATTATTTGATATTTCTTGTGCTATTACTTTATTAGCTTGAAAGTTAGGGTCTACTCCTGCTAATGATAATGATGCAATTACATCTGCAGGCATTTCAGGAAATCTTTCTGCATAAGTTTGTAGGTCCTGTTGTATTAAATTGTTTTGTTCTATTGCACCTTTGTATAAACCAACTTGTGCATCATCTCTATTAACACCACGTAAAATATCGTAGTATTGATTTCGGTCATATAAAATAAAACCCATTAGTAAACCTGTCTGTTATTAATAATTTCTAATATGACAGGTGATGGGTTTATTTGATATATTGCCTCCAGTATTGTATCTACGTTATCTTGTATTTTATTTGGACCTGGTCCTGGACCTATAGGTAATCCAGCTGTAGCTGGTTCTCCTGGTCTTTCGGTAGGTGCAAAAACATTTGGTGCAGGAATATTAGATTGTTGCATTGGTAATGGTGCAGCTTGTTGTTGTGCAACAAATGCTTTATTTTCACCGTAATCAGCGTCAGGAAGCCTTCTAAGAGGTTGTTTAGCACTTCCTGGACCTCCGTCAGTTCTTTGCCCACCTTGTGGTGTAGCTACTGCTGCAGGGTTATTTGGTTGTCTGTAACCACCTCGTCTACTCTTTGCCATAAAACTCCTTTGTAATCAAAATAATAATACCTGGCATAGGTGTTATGTATTCAACTACCGATTCAGATAATATATCTAATTCGTCTGTAACACCATATTCTGCATACACCATATCCCAAAAATCTACATCATATTTATCTTGCATGTTACATTCCAAAAGCTTGAGCCATTGTAGGTATACCGCCACCCATTTGTTGTTGCATCATTTGTTGTTGTATCATCATTTCTTCTTCAGGTGTCATCTGAGGTTCTTGTGGTGTATAAAACTGTTTCATAATATCTGTTATAGCTGAAGGATACTCGTAAATAGCTATAGCAGCCATTGTTGCTGCAGGGTCACCTTGAGCAGACCTAGCTAAAATAGAATCAAATAAAACTTGTTCAGCTTTATTTTTACGTATACGTTCTTGTACTTTAGCTATGTTTTCTAAACCATCAATGTTATCTTGTAATGTTTCTACGTCTATAACACCTGCTTGCAATAATTGCAACCCAGTTACAATTTTTTGTGGTTCATCAAATCCAGCCATAACACCATAGATACGTCTAGTTTTAAAGTCACCACCAATATCATTAAGTGGTTGATAGTTTTCAGAAAAAGCAGAACCATTTAAGAAACCAGCCATAGGTTTTTTACTAATACCCATAGAGTAAGAAAGTACTACATCCATTTCTAATCTCTTATGGTCCATCTCTACTAATGATTGTTTAAATATATCCCTATACTCAGAAATCATTAAAGACATAGTACTGTTAAGTTCTGATAGTCCAGCACCAGTAACAAAGCTATTAGGTGATTGGCTATCGTCAGTTACAGGATATCCACCAACCATACGCAATTGTCTTTCTAATCTATCTATCTGTTGGAATAATTGATATGGAATGTTATTCATTGGTTTAGAAACTTGTGTACCAGGAGCTAGATAATTGACCGCAAATCTACCTTTTCTGTATTGACCGGATTCTATCTCTCCTGATATGTTAGTTTCTGTAAACACAGAATCTTCCATGGCTATTGCCGACAT